ATGTCCTCGACAGCGCACGCATACTGCTTGTCATGCGCTCAGCATCGTCACCTTTCAATCCGGTGGTGACGATTGTCACCTGGTCTTGCCGTGCCAATTCAGCGTTATAGTCAGCCCATTGTTTAGTGGCTGCTGCAACGGCTGTCGCTGCTGCACCAATGGCTGCGGTATATGCAACCGTGCCAGTGGTGAGCGAACCCAATAAATCAGACGACACACCAAACCGACTGCCAAGCTCTTGTATGACACCCTTTGCATCAAGCGACGAAGCCTTGACATTCCCGAGTTCACGACTGATACTATCCAACTCATTCTTGCCTTCCGTGATGCGTGTCTTTAGCTGACTGAGCGATGATGATAAAGCCTTGCCAAAGTCACCTTTCTTCTCTGCATCAGTCAGTCGGTTATATTGCACGCGCAGTTCAGTGTATGCGGCTGATAGCTCGGCAACCTTTCCGCGTGCAGACTGGCTGACGGTCTGCATCTGTCCGAGCGAGCGAACAAATTCCTTCTGGTCTTTCTCTAAGGTGGACAGAGTACCGCCAACCTTGCGGCATTCCTGCTCCATCTGAAGCAAGCCCTGGGTGGCACGCTTTATCTTCGAGTCATACTCGCCCGATTCTATTCTAAGCCTGGTTATTACGTCTGCCATATTACTTGAATTCTTTCTTGATTAGTTCTTCAATGAGTGTAGATAGTTGCCCTGCTGCATGTTGCATGGCAATGTGTGATGAATTGCCGAAGAAGTTGCGTGCTGCAATGTTTCCGCGTCGTCCGGTGTTGGTGGTCTTACCATATTTCCTGATGTCGCCACCCTGCGAGCCTCGCTTCACCTTCGGACGGTGCGGGTCGCTCGTGAACTCGATGACACGTCCCTGTGTACCACTATTCAAAAAGCGAAGCACAAATGCCCGGCTATCACCGGCATAATGTAGCAGCTGGTCGCTACGCTGACTCCTTAATCTACGGTTGCCACCACGCTGTCCAGGTTGCAGCTTGCGGGGTTGCTCGTAGTTGTCAAACTTGGTGCCACGTTTGTTTAGGATGCTTACGCTACCACCGAGAATCTGACGATAGACAGCAGTCTTGACAGCCTTGTATGCCTTGTGTGGATCAGTCTTTATTGCCTCCTTCGCTGCGTTGCTGACCTCCTTACGTGCTACCATGAGCACTTGACGTATGAGTTTCTGCACCCGCTTTTCCATCTGCGGGTTGCTCATCATCAGCTGTTCCAGTTCCTGTCGCTGCTGTATAAGACCGTCTATCTGAACATTATCCATATATAAAACCCCCGATATGTTGTCGGGGGTTTACTTTTCAGCGTTTTTCAGCCGTTCATTCTCTTCGCGCATTATCTGCTGCATGCGCTGTATTTCCTCGTCGCTCAGGATGGTGCCTTCGCCGGTCTCATCAGCGTCTATGTTGTCCCACGGGAAGCGTATCAAGTCGCTCGGATTGCGGATGCAGGCTTTCTTCAAATCGACATACGGCATGACTGCCATGACGTTGAAGGTCATCCATCGGATAGCACTCCACATGTCGGCGTTCCTGCGTCCGAAGCCTCGCATCAGGCGTTGCGCCTCCATGAAGTTGATGCGGTAGAGGAAGTCCGTGCGGCTGATGCCTTTCTCGCCCACGAATATCTGGTAATAGTCGAGGGCGTTTAGGCGTTTTTTGGCTCTTCGTCCTTCTTTTCCTCGTTGGCTTTGTCCTGCTCGTCCTTGGGGACGTAGTAGAACTGGTGGCGCAGTCCCACGATGACACCGATGGCGTTGCCGAGTTCACTTGGAGTGGTGTTGGTCATCAGTTCCTTGTCGGTGAGGGGTGCGTTCTCGTCCTTGAACTCGTAATAGGACATCATAGATGCCAGGATGAGCATGATGCTCTTCTTGACATCGGGCATGGTCTTGTCGGCAATAGCCACACCAACCTCGCCCATGAATACATCGATGTTCTCGTCGGTGAGCACCTTATAGCTTATTTCGGTGGCATAGCAGTATGCCAACATGACCTGCTTTCCGCAGATGGTTACTTCTTTCGTGATCATAGTCTTCCTGTTGTTTTAGTTAATCCGATGATGCCTGGCTCTGTATCAACTCACCGTTACCCGTGAACTTAGCGTTATAGGTGGTGATGTTGCCCACTTGTGCATTGATGGTGAGGTCTGACAGTATAGCATCCCCTCGCATGTTGACGAGGCTGTTGGTTGTGTCGCGGTTCTGACTTCCTGCTGCACCGAGTGTGCGGCTGAACAACACATCATACACCATGCCTACCACGAGGTCGGCAGCTTTGTATGCACCGCCTTCGTCCTCATTAACCACGAGTGCTTCCACGTCAACCTCCCAGTTCACGCCGACGGGCTCGTTCTCAATCCAGTCATTTTCGTTGTCCTTGGTGGTGTCTTCTTGCACCTGCAAAGCAATGTGTGCCGTGCAGCTGGTGGCTGCGGCTATGCAAGCCGGACGCTGTTCTGAGCCTGGCTCATGCAATAATATGCGAAGGTTCTGACCTTTAATTGTTGCCATTGTCTTTCTGTTTTTAAGTGATTGTGAGAAGCCCCGCCGCTGATGTTGCGCGGCGGCAGGGCTTGACTGACTGATAATTTATTCAGAGAGAAAATTGTGCTACGTTTAGGCAGACAGTGCGCCCGTACCTGTGAACTTGCAGTTCAGCGTTGAATTCTGACGGTTTGGTGCGGTCAAGTTGTAGTCCGTGAGATAAGCCGAGCCGCTGCGCTTGATGACGCTGTTCTGACCGACGCGGTTGTTTGCACCGGCGGTAGTGTCGAACGACAGCGTTACCAGTGTCTTGTTGATGATGAGCGAGAGCAAGTCCTGTGGCAGTTCGCCATTGGTGCCGTTGTCCTCGAGCGTTACCAGCGAGTCGGTGGTTACGTCCCAGTTCAAGCCCGTCACCTCCTGCTCCTGCCAGTCGCCTGTGGAGTCCTTTGTTGACGCATCCTCAAGCTGAGTTCCAATGTGGATTTGACACGAGGTTGCCATTGCAATGCACTTGCCGCCTACCATCACACGAAGGTTTTGTCCTTTAATGATTCCCATAGTTTATTCGTTGTTTTGAACGTCGCAAGCGTAGTGAACCAAGTCCCAGTAGCAGGGCTTCATCCAGTCCCATGCCACGCCGTCGGTCTTTGGGGAGCCCTCCAGCAGGTTTGGGATGTATTCGCCTTGGGTGTAGCGGGCGGTGACGTAGTTGTTGACGGCACGCATGGCCATCATCGCTATGTCGTCCACCGCTTTCGGGTCCTTGGCTCCTACCTCGATAGCTGCGCCCATTTGCCACATGCTCGGCATCCAGTCGTCGTCCTTTGTCTCGTGTGCAGGCTGCTTGCCCTCGTCACGGATGACGATGTAGGGCAGCTGGGTGTTGTCCTTTTCATCGGGCGACACCTCAAAGCAGGTCGATTCCACACGACCGCCAATGACGGTCATGAGGTCGGCATCTGCACAGATGGCATTGTAGAGAAGTTCGTCGAGCTTGAACATGGTTTGCTACTTTTGCGATGTTGTGGTTAATACTATTCGTTTCGTATGGTCTTCTTTTAGAACCAGCGGGCGCGTGCCCTTTGCTGCGCATCGGAGTGCCCGCTGGCGGAACTATGCCCGAAAGAAGACGTGGAGAGATTAGTTGCTGGGGTTCACGACCTTGAACAGGGCGAAGGCCTGAGGCTTGCCGCTTTCGTTGCCTCCGTTCACGAGATGAGAGAGCTCCGTGATGGAAATCTCAGTCGAGAAGACGATGACGGTCTTGTTCTGCTTGGCCACCTGAGCACTTGTTGCGTCAACGGTCTGACGAACCTCGCCGTGCTGCTGGATGGGCAGATACTGGAAGAGACCGATGCCGATGTACTCGTCGGTGTCCTTCACATACTCGCCATCGCCATTCAACGTGTAGTTGATGTGCTTGGTGGAGACGTAGGGGTGACCACAGAGCAGGCCGTCCTCGATGATGGGGTGAGCTGCCACGCCGTTGCCCTCGAAGGTGTGCTTCAGCTTAGCCTCCATGACAGGAGAGATGATGACACAGCCGAGGTCCTCAAAGCCGAGCTCAGCAATCTTGGCAAACTCGATGTCAATCTGAGCACCGATGGTGTTGTCGAAAGTAAGTGTGCCAGGAGTTACCTGCGAGAAGGCACCCTTGTTCTGGTTCCAGGCGGCGTGGCTGTAGTTCTTCTTAGCGAAGTAAATCTGCCAAGCCTTCTGAATCTTGTAGAGCACGAATGCCACAAGGTCGAATGCGGCGTTGTCGATGGCCTTGTTGCTGACTGCAACGGAGAGGCTCACGCGGCTGCTCTGCACCTTGATGTTGGCAAAGTCGAGAGCCTGGTCGTTGATGGCTGCGATTTCGCCTACCTCCTCCATCTCAACGTCGTTGATGCTGTAGGGGTAGAGCTCGTCGCCAACTACGCCACCGATGAATGACTGACCAACGGGACGGCCAAGACCGCCTTCCTTGGTGTCGATGATGTCCTGGATGTTCAGAACGATGGCACCAGACTCGGTGATAGATGAACCGTCGGGAGTGGTCTTCGGAGCCAGTGTGGTGGTGTTGTCCT